CTATGTTTTCAACCCAGTCGGTGGCTCTGAAGAAATTCAGATTGATATTCCTGTTGAGGTTATGGAGGGTGGAACAGGCTTTATGATGATCCACCGTTCGGCTCTTGAAAAATATGCGGCTGCATATCCAGAATTCATGTACCGACCAGACCACGTTCGTACAGACGCTTTCGATGGCACCCGTGAAATCATGGCTTTCTTTGATTGCGTCATTGACGACAAGAATACCCAAATGCACCAACGGCTCCGCAACTTGATTGATGCTGATTTGCCGAAAGAAGATATTGTGGCTGACCTTGAGAAGTTGGTTGACTATAAAGACGACGAAGGTTATTCGAAACGCTACCTGTCAGAAGATTACATGTTCTGTCAGTGGGCTAGAAAAGCCGATATCAAAGTCTGGCTCTGCCCATGGATGCGCTTACAGCATTGTGGTTCGTATACTTTTGGTGGTTCTCTTGCTGACCTCGCAGAGATTGGCGCAGCCGCAACGATTGATACAAGAGTCGTTCAACAGCGGAAAGATTTGGCCAATTCAGCCAAAACTGGTCCTGTTATCGAACCACCTGTAAGGAAAAAGAAGCGCCTGAAAGCCACAACATGATTATTGGTCTTGTAGGGCTAATCGGTTCTGGTAAAGGAACCGTCGGAAACTGGTTGACGGATTGGCATGATTTCGAAGCCGATTCGTTTGCCGCTCCTCTCAAGGATATGACCGCGGCTTTGTTCGGCTGGGAAAGGTCTTTATTGGAAGGCGACACCGAAGAAAGCCGTTTATTCCGCGAGGAAGTAGACGAATGGTGGTCATTGAAATTGAAAAAGCCTGGCTTTACACCACGCTTGGCTCTGCAATTAATGGGCACCGAAGTTATGCGGGATGGTTTTCATCCAGATATTTGGCTTGCGGCGATGCAAAACAGATTACCCACTGAAGGCCAAAACATTGTGATTACCGACGTAAGATTTCCAAACGAAATGAAACTTATCGGTGATCTGGGTGGAGAAATCTGGTGTATTCATGGTAGAACTTTCCCCGATTGGTGGGAAATCGCTATGTATGAACCAGAGCATATGCCGGGCATGTATCCTAATGTTCATGCTTCTGAATGGTCATGGGTATCTGGTGATTTTGATCGTGAAATTTATAATCAAAGCACCAAAGAAGATTTGCGAAATAGTATTGACAAAATCCTAACCGCGTGATATGATCAACTATACTTTGAAAAGGAAACTTTGTAATGAAATTCTCTCCCGATACCCTTGAGGTTCTGAAAAACTTCTCCCAAATCAACCAGTCGATTTTGTTTGAAGAAGGCAAATCGTTGGCTACCGTTTCACCTCAAAAGACGATTATGGCAAAAGCCAAGATTGCTGATGATATTCCGGCTGATTTTGCCATCTATGACCTAAACAGGTTCCTAGGTTTCATCAACCTCTTTGATGACCCTACATTTGATTTTGATGTTGGCTCTGTTCAAATCAAAAACGGCAAAGCCTCGGGGCGATATGCCTTTGCAGACGCTTCGCTTATCACCGCGCCACCCAAGAAAGAACTTTCTGTTGACCCTGAAGTCGTTTTTGATATGTCGTCGGCTACACTTGGCGAAATCCTAAAGGCTGCTTCAGTAACCCAGCTTCCCGATATCGGTGTTATCGGTGATGGTTCAACCATCTATGTAACCGCGCTTGACGCTAAGAACGACGGCTCTGATACTTTTCAGATTGGCGTTGGTTCTACTAAGTCGACCTTCCGTATGATTTTCAAAATGGAAAATTGGAAGTTCTTGCCACGTGATTATGCGATCAAAATGACTTCCAAAGGTATCGCACAATTTACCGCAACCGATGTTGAATACTTCGTTGCCGTGGAATCTGGTTCTACATTTGATGGATAAAATGATTTTGACCGTTCGTGATGAAGGTGTTTCCACCATCGTAAAGGTGGAAACATCTAACACGATCTCTGAATACACAATTGACCCAGAATCAGAATTAGGAAAACGCCATGCAAGAAACTCTATGGGTGGAAGCCTACAGACCACAAAAAATAGCTGATTGTATCCTTCCGCAAAGGTTGAAGGACACATTTCAAGCCTTTGTCGATAAACAAGATGTACCTAATCTCCTATTGACTGGTGGTCCTGGCTGCGGTAAGACAACCGTTGCTAAGGCTATGTTGAAGGAAATGGGTGCCGACAGTTATTTGGTCAACGGTTCGCTTGATGTAAACAAAGACAAACTCCGCACCGACATTTCTTCTTATGCGTCTTCTGTCTCTTTGATGGGTGGCAAGAAATTCGTTATCATTGATGAGGCGGATTATCTTGACCCTAACTGGGTACAGCCAGGACTGCGTGGCTTTGTCGAAGCATTCTCAAAAAACTGTGGCTTCATCCTGACCTGTAATTATGTGAACAGGCTTATCGAACCCATTCAATCCCGTATGTCGATCATTGATTTCAAAATGACGAATAAAGACAAGCCAGAAATGGCAATGGGCTTTATGAAACGGGTCATGACTATTCTTGACACCGAGAATGTTGAGTATGACAAGAAGGTTGTGGCTGAAATTATTCAGAAACATTTTCCCGATTATCGCCGGGTCTTGAATGAACTTCAACGGTACTCTGCGGCTAACGGCAAGATTGATTCGGGTCTTCTAGCCAATTTGTCAGAAGTCAAAATGAAGGAATTGATGGTCGCTCTGAAGAATAAGGAATTTACGGTCGCTCGTAAGTGGGTAGCCCAAAACCTTGACAACGATTTCAACACCCTTATGCGCCAACTCTATGACACAGCCCACGAATATATTGAACCGCATGACATTCCCGAATTGGTGGTGCTTATGGCAGATTACCAATATAAGGATGCCTTTGTGGCTGACAAGGAGGTTAACACCATGGCCTTGTTGGTAGAAATTATGGCATCGGCGGATTTCAAATGAACACCGTAGATTATTTGAAACGAGAAATTCGGTACGCCCAGGAAAAAATTACGAAGATTCAAAACGAATGTAGTCACCCTGAATCGGTAAAGGTTGTAACAGGTTCGACAATCACCTGTGGTTTATGCCAAAAGAAATGGACAGAAAAACTGTAAAAAGAGTAATAGACTAAATAGGTAGTAACAGCGAAAGGAGACAAATGTTTCACCAGCTAAAACTACCTAAGAAAGAATCGACGCCTCGTAAAGAGCGCGCCAAACATCGCCGAGCCAAAGTCAAAAGACAACGGGTTGACGGTGCCATTCACCTCTTGCAAAGTAACGGGTACTTTGTTCAAAAAAGAGGAGAAATTAGATTGACATAACTCTGAAAAAGTGATAAGATCATATTATGAGTTCACCATTTGACTTCACAAAAGCCATTGATAAAGGCGTTGATATCGTTCGTACCTCTGATAATCCAGAAGTGGTGCTGAAGGATTACAATGCGTTCATTATCAATAGAGCCTATTCTCGTTACCCCGACACCACCCTTAGGGTCAATGAATTGAATTTCAGACCTAACACACCTACCTTTATGCAACACGACTATCTTATAAATACTATCGTGCCCAAGAAACGAAAGTTTGTTCCATGGGCAAAGCCTGATAAAATAAAAGACATTGATGTGGTTCAAGAATACTACGGCTACAACAATGAAAGAGCAAGAGAAGCCCTTTTGATTATGACAGGCGATGATATTGAAGCAATAAGAGCAAAGTTGTATAAGGGTGGTGCCATGAAATAACTCTTTGTAATGCCACTTTTTTATAAATATAATAAAGGAGTGATTTGATGAAATTATATCAACAGGAATATGGTTATAATTGTATCCCAGAAAAAGAAAAAATTGAAGAATTATATTCTAAATACACCCAACAGGAGATTGCAGATCTATTCGGTACCTATAAAACCAGAGTAAGGAAATGGCTGAAACATTATGATATTGCGATTCGTCCACCGGGCGGCGGTAATAATAAACAATTCGAAATAAACAAAGAAACATTACAAAAATTAGTAGCGCATAATAAAATTACGAACCGCCAGATAGCAGAAAAATTTGGTTGTTCGATTTCAAATATAACAAGATTGTTAAAGAAGTTTTCCATTACCAGAAATTATAATAAAACCGAACGGCAAAAATATATTACTAAAGTTTACTACCTAACAGAAAAAATTTATGCTGAAAACATTGCCATACTTAATCCAGATAACAAACCAAGAACTTTATGCGGGGTATCTGGCGGATATCAAGTAGACCATATCAATCCTGTTATCAATTGTTTTCGTGAGGGTATCACTCCAGAAATATGCGCGTCAATTAGTAATTTACAGTTTATACCCTGGGAAGAAAATTTAAAAAGAGGGGTGGTATAATGAGTGTGTTTGGTAATTATGGTGTTGAAATTATTCTAAAAGAAGATGATGATTTCCTTAAGGTAAAAGAAACACTAACGCGAATTGGTATCGCATCCAGAAAAGACAAAATTTTATATCAGTCGTGTCATATACTACATAAACAAGGTTGTTATGCGATAGTTCACTTCAAAGAACTTTTTGCCCTGGATGGTAAGCCAACAGATTTCGGAACCGACGATCAAGGCCGCAGGAATACGATAGCGAATCTATTAGACGATTGGGGATTACTTGAACTGGCTGAACCAGACAAGAGTGCCCAACCAGTCGCCCTACTAAGCGCAATGAAAATTCTCCCGTTCGCCGAAAAGAAGAATTGGGAGTTGAAGACCAAATACAATATCGGTCGCAAATACTAAATGATGGAGTTTTGTTATGACGAATATGTTAGTGTGCCCTGTTAAAATCAAATTAGAGCCAGGTGGTAAGATGCCTTCATACGGCAGTCAAGAGGCTGCGGGTATGGATTTGTACGCCTATGTCGATGGTGTGGATGGTATCGCGCCCGGGCGCTCAAAACTAATTCAGTGTGGCTTCTCTATGGAAATGCCTAGAGGTTATGAGGCGCAGATTCGCCCTCGGTCTGGACTAGCATTCAAGCACGGCATTACCGTATTGAATTCCCCAGGCACAATTGATAGCGATTATCGTGGTACGGTCGGTGTGATTCTTATCAACCACGGCGATGTAAATTTTAATGTGACCCGGGGCGACCGGATCGCACAAATGGTTATCCAAAGAATTCCGGGCGTCGATCTGATAGCGGTTGATATGCTTGATGACACCGAGCGCGGTGAAGGTGGTTTTGGGTCTACAGGCACAAACTGATGGTTGATCTTCTTGACCACAAGATGCCAGACCAAGAATTCACAGAAGAATTACGGTCTGTTGGTTGGGCTCCTGGCTGGTATTGCCAAAAATGTTCAACATGCGGTGATGCTCATATCGCAGATAAAAGAGCAATAGTTTGTTTAGATTGTGCAAATGAGCAGTTAGAACAGACTAAATAGAAGTGCAATGCCAATAATGGGTTGCATATAATTTCTTGCTTTACAGGAGAAAACACATGGTAAGAACACTAACACTCCCACAGGGTTTTGAACAATTCGGCATCGGCTTTGATCCATTTTTTGAAATGGTCGAAGGCTTTACCGGCAAAGCTCAAAACACCTACCCTCCCCACAATGTTTGCCGTTACGACGACAACGCCTATGCCATTGAATTGGCTGTGGCTGGATTCGAGAACGAAGAACTGGTTGTCACCCTTGAGGATAATGTCCTTACGATTGATGGCAAATGTTGCCCCGCGGGCGACCAGGTTGAATTCCTACACAAAGGAATTTCAAGCCGTGACTTCACAAAGAAGTTTACCCTATCCGATGACATTGAAGTGATGGGTTCCGAATTGGAAAACGGTCTTCTGATTATCACTCTGGAAAGAATTGTTCCAGAAGAAAAGAAAACCCGCACCATCGAAATCAAATAAGCATAGATATGCTGTGGTGCAATGACGTACCACAGCATATCTTTTGAGGTGTAAATAATGAAACTATCAAACAACTTCACTTTGGCTGAAATGACCAAAAGTCAGATAGCCACCCGCAAGGGAATTTCTAACGACGCCACCGACGAACACATTGAAAATATGCGCCTACTGTGCGTTCATGTTTTGCAGCCAGTTCGAAACAAGTTTGGTTCTACCACAATATCTTCTGGTTATCGGTCAGAAGACTTGAACGAAGCAATCGGCGGATCGACAACGAGCCAACATTCTAAAGGCGAAGCCGCTGATTTTGAATGTGTTGAAAAAGATAACTACGGTCTTGCTGTGTGGATTTCCCAGATTTTGGATTTCGACCAGTTGATACTTGAATATCTTGACGACGATGATCCCCACGCTGGGTGGATTCACTGTTCATATGTTGGTCCATGGGAAGACGGCATCAACAGAAAAGAAATTTTGAAGGCGGAGAAGATTGATGGAAAAACAGTCTATACCAAAATCGAATTATAATACCTATACCCAAAGACAGTGGGACCGTGCCGTAGGATACGGGCGTGTACCCCCTGAATATCAGAAAGATAAAGAAGATGAAAATCTTGAAGAAATTGGTGGCTCGAATCAAAGAGCGCCAACAAGCGAAACAGAACTACCGTGACTATATGGACTATCTAAGGTCAGAACACCCATACATGTATCAAGAACGCTGCAATGCGAATCCCGCTTGTCGCCCGTTCGATCACAATGCGTATAGGTGGTAAGAATGTTGAAAAACTTTTTTAAGGCGTTGATGCAGGTAAGATTTACCTCTACCTTCTTTGATGCATTTGTAGCTGGACGTACCGCAGAAGCAAAGCGGAGATTACAGGGATAATTAAATGGATTGGATGTTTGTCGGTGTAACGGTAGGCGTAATAATTTATTTTGGAATACTCGGCTTGGTTTTAAAAGCCGACGAATTGAAAGCGAGATTAGATAATGACAATTAATGTAGTACGACTTATCAGTGGTGAAGAATTGGTGGCAGACGTAAATAGAGGTGCAGGCCCGATGGTAGATTATATTCCGCCGGCAAATTGGGTCTTGAGTAAACCTTGGCAACTTCACGTTCAAACCGACGAAAAAGGTAACCCTCATATGGGATTATCGCCGATGCTGCCACTGGCTGTAAAAGATGAATTGACTATCGCCCACGACAAAATCATGTTTATGTATGAGCCAGTTCAAGGCATTATCGACAACTATAAACAAGCGTCCAGCCCAATTGCTATGCCTAACACGCCGGGAATTATTCTACCATAAAGTCTTGACAGATCGACCAAAAGTATGATATACTGGTAGATATAATCAAGGAATTATGATGGACTTTTATACCGACGTTCAAGTATACGGAAATAGTATTCTTCTTAGAGGAGTGAAAAATGGCACTCGGTACTCTAAGAAGGTTCCGTACCAACCAACCCTCTATGTCTCTGGACGAGAGGGTAATTTCAAAACTATCGACGGGCAAACTGTTGGTGATGTAGAATTTGACACTATCCGCGAAGCAAAAGAATTTTACAAGAGTTACCAAGATGTTGCTAATCTTACCGTTTATGGTTCTAACCTTTTCAATTATACTTACATCCACGAACAGTGGCCAGGCGTTATTGACTATGACAGTTCCGTTCTAAGAGTTGCCAACATTGATATTGAGGTCGCCTCTGAAAACGGCTTTCCACAACCGGAAGCCGCAGACGAGGAGGTTGTATCTATCACCATGGAAGTCAAGAACCGATATTTCGTTTGGGGCTGTGGCGACTTTGAGAACGAAGACCCAAATGTCAATTACATGAAATGCAAGGGCGAGAAAGATTTGCTTTTGAACTTTCTGGACTTCTGGTCGTCAAACTATCCCGACATTATCACCGGATGGTACATTCAACTTTTCGATATCCCCTATCTCGTCAACCGGATCACAAAACTCTTTAGTGAAAAGATGGCTAACAGGCTTTCGCCATGGGGTCGTATCTATGAACGAACCATAAACATGGGCTATGGTACGAAAAAGCAGGCTTATGAAATCGTGGGCATTGCCGAATTGGATTACCTCGACCTATACAAGCGATACTCTGGCGCAATGCAGGAGTCCTATAAACTGGACCATATCTCGTTTGTCGAATTGGGTGAAAAGAAACTTGACTATGCCGAGCATGGCACCCTTCACAAACTCTACCTAAACGACTACCAGAAATTTATCGAATACAACATCAAAGACGTTGCGTTGGTTCGCCGGATTGATGATAAGATGAAACTTATCGAACAGGCTCTGTCTGTTGCGTATTTGACCAAGGTGAATTTACCGGACGTTCATAAGCAAGTAAGAATGTGGGATGCGATTACCCACAATCACTTGCTTGATAAAGGCGTGGTCGTTCCACCCAAGAGACACCATGACAAGAGCGATACCTTTGAGGGCGCATATGTGAAAGCGCCACTTATCGGTAAGCATCGGTGGATTATGTCTTTCGATCTTGCCAGTATGTACCCACACATTATTATGATGTTCAACATCGGTCCCGACACCATTCAACAAATCAATATGGATATCCGTATTGAGGATTTGATTTACAGTCGAATCACCGAACCTATGCACGACGAATTTTCTGTGGCTTGTAACGGCTCTCTGTATACCAAAGAGTTCACCGGAATTCTGTCAGAACTTATGCAAGAGTTTTATGATGGTCGCACGATAGCCAAGGGTAAAATGTTGGATGCGAAAAGGCGATTTGAAAAGACCAAAGACCCAAGTGATGAAAAAGAAATCGCCCGATGGAATAACTACCAGAACGCTTTGAAGGTTACCCTCAACAGTGCATACGGCGCTATGGGCAGCCAGTATTTCCGTTTCTATGACTTGCGGAATGCAGAGGCTATCACAATGTCGGGGCAGGTGATTATTCGATTCATTGAAGACAAGTTGAATAAATACCTAAACAAACTCCTGAAGACCGAAGGGAAAGATTATGTCATTGCGTCTGATACCGACTCCGTTTACCTTAGGCTTGACGAACTTGTTAATCAAGTCTTTGAAGAAGGAACGCCGGATGAAAAAATTGTCGAATTTCTATCCCGAACCGGTAAAGAGAAAATTGAACCGTATATTGATAGGTGTTACCAGGACCTTACTAAAACTCTGAACGGCAAACACAAGATGAAAATGAAGCGCGAGATTATTGCGCCCGTTGGAATCTGGACCAACAAAAAGCGTTATGCCCTAAACGTCTTAGACGACGAGGGTGTTCGGTATTCAGAACCCAAAATGAAAGTGATGGGGTTGGAGGTTGTCAGATCGTCAACACCACAATCTTGCCGGACGGCTATCAAAGCCTGTATCGGCCTTATGCTGACAGGGACACAAAAAGAGTTGGTTGCCCACATTGAAGATTTCCGTGAAAAATTCTATGCAATGGATTTCATGGATGTGGCTAAACCGAGTGGCGTGAATGGAATCGCAAAGTACGATGGCGGAAAAGAGATTTTCACCAAAGGAACGCCGTTTCATGTAAAGGGTGCTTTGGTATTCAATGCTCTGTTGAAAGCCAAGAAACTGACCAAGCAATACGATAAGGTCAAAGAGGGCGAGAAAATCAAATGCTGTTATTTGAAAATGCCGAATACCATTCAATCACCAGTTCTTTCTGTGGTGGATATTCTACCACCCGAGTTTGGGATTGAGAAATATATTGATTACGAATTGCAGTTCACCAAAACATTTCTCGACCCGGTGAAAAACATTGCCGAAGTGATTGGTTGGAAGACCGATAACTCCGCGACATTAGAAGATTTTTTCTCTTGACAAAACGCTAGAAGTGGTGTATGATCATAATAGGAGATTTGAAATGATAATGAAACAGGGCGAAGTTGTCGAAGGTGATATAGTCGAAATGATGGGTGATTATGAAATTCATAGTTCTACCGAAGCATGGATTATCACCGAGGCTAAAAAGGAAATTTTAGAAGTTCGGCGCTTACTAAGTCAAATCAATAAAATTGCCAATTGGAAACAAGCCGGACCATTCATTTGTGGTGCTTCCGACGAGGAGCGGATCGATGGTTTACTTCCCCAATATATTCATGTTTGCCCGATGTATGGCGCAGACGTAAGAATGACCGAAGTCTATAAGAAGGTTGAAAAAAATGATATTTGAGGTAGGCAAAACTTACCACCACAATGCTGGCGAGACAATAACGATTGTTGGGCATTTGGATACCTATTCATATGGCTCTAATGCCATGATAGCAGAACGCCATCAGGCTTCACAATGGGATGGATTTTTCTATGCCGTCGGGAAAGATGAAAGCGCAACAATGAATTACACAGAAATTGAGGATGATAGAGACACATGATAGCCATGATACCAGGATTTCAATAGATGCCTCAAGTTACGACGAATATTGTGTAAAATGTGGCGCAAGAGATAGAATGTTTTCATGGGGTGACCTTGCTTATCCCTGCGACGAATCGAAAATGAAGGAAAAGAATAAAGATGGCTGATTTTTTCAAGACAGTAACCAAGGGCATAAACAACGAATATGCCGCGCTTGCTTCCTCCGGCATTCTTGCTGGTGACGTTGGCGGATATATCGACACCGGCTCTTATATGTTTAACGCTCTTATGAGTGGTAGCATTTGGGGTGGTATTCCAGACAACAAGATTACCGCCATTGCTGGTGAAGAAGCAACGGGTAAAACCTTTTTCATTCTCGGTGTTATCAAGTCGTTTCTCGATGGTAACCCAGAAGCCGTTTGTGTTTTCTTCGAATCTGAATCTGCTATCTCTAAAAATATGTTAGAGGATCGTGGCATTGATTCCAGCCGAGTGATGATTGTGCCTGTCACAACCATTCAAGAATTCCGTACCCAGGTTCTGAAGATTCTGGACAACTATGAAAAGGGTGAAGAAAAACGCCCAATGGTCATGGCTCTTGATTCGTTTGGTATGCTATCAACGACCAAAGAAATCGAAGACACCATGGAAGGTTCTGAAACAAAAGATATGACACGCTCGGCTATTGCCAAAGCGACCTTCCGTGTTCTCACCCTGAAACTCGGCAAGATGGGCATCCCGCTTTTGGTTACTAACCACACATATGATTCAATAAGCATGTATGGCGGTAAGGTAATGGGTGGTGGTTCTGGATTGAAATATTCAGCGTCAACCATTGTGTTTCTGTCGAAGGCTGCTGAAAAAGACGGTAAGGATTTCATCGGTAACCAAATCGGTTGTCGTCTTGTCAAGTCTCGCTTGACTAAAGAAAAATCTGTGGTCAAAGTTCTATTGACTTACGCCGAGGGTTTGTCTCGTTGGCATGGTCTTCCCGATGTGGCTGTTGCGTCTGGCATTTGGAAAAAGGCTGGTCGTATCGAATTGCAAGACGGTTCGAAGGTTTGGGAAAAGGAAGTCTACCGTAACCCAGAGAAATATTTCACCGAAGAAGTCATGCAAGCCTGTGACGACCAAGTGGGCAAGATGTTCATGTATGGTTCAGCCCAAGAAATCGAAGATTCACTGAACAGTGAAGATGGCGAGGAGAGCGAATAATGTTCACCCTTGAATGGAAAGAGATCAAGAAATTTGGTCTGTGGATGTTCTATGTCGCCGCAGGCGCAACCGCCATTTGGATGTGCCTGTCTCTTGGCATTCTGATTGGCGCATTTATAATGGAGTGGTTTTAATGTTACAATATGAATTACTTGAGACAGGACCAGACGAGGACGCATGGTACAATGTGATTATTCAAGAGGGTAAATACCAAGGCATTGTCTACAAGTATAACTGGGTTTCAATCCCACAAAATGTCAACCCAGACGAGGATAATAGTTTACCATTCAAGTTCTCGTATGATGTAGTCGATACCAACAATGTCGAATTTGAACCTCAGGCTTTTGAGGAGCAAATTTTCCATATCCTTTGTGACATTATCGAACAAGAAATGACCAGGAGAGACCATGAGCCGAATCGAAACGACGATCCTAAATAGCCTATTTTTTGATGAAGAATACAACAGGAAAGTTCTACCGTTTATTGATGAAGCATATTTCCAAGATGAGACCGAACGCACCGTATTCACCAAAGTAAAAGAATTCTTTGAAGAATACAACGCACCACCATCCAAAGCCGCGATTGCTATCGAACTAGATAACGACGCCAATCTGAATGAGAACCTCTTTGATAATTCTAACAAACTGTTAGAGATTGTTGCGGTGGAACATGAAACTGTGTCCGACGAATGGCTCTTGGTGAATACAGAGAAATTCTGTCAGGAGAAGGCTGTTTATAACGGCGTCATGGAATCCATTTCTATCATTGATGGCAATGTGGATGGCGTTGGTTCGGGTTCTATCCCCGAAATTATGACCAAGGCTTTGTCTGTCTGTTTCGACAATCATATTGGTCACGATTTCCTAGAAGACGCCGAGAACCGGTTTGACTTCTATCGGAAAAAAGAATCCCGCATTCCGTTTGACCTTGAGTATTTCAACAAGATCACCAAGGGTGGATTACCAAATAAATCCTTGAATGTCTTCTTGGCTGGTACTGGTGTTGGTAAAACTTTGGTCATGTGCCATATGGCAGCGAAATACCTTGAGAGTGGCCATGATGTTCTCTATATCACCCTGGAAATGGCAGAAGAACGCATTGCCGAACGCATAGATGCGAATCTCCTAAATATAGCATTAGACGATATCGAAGGTGTTCACAAGGAAACCTTCATGAACAAGGTGGATAAAATCAAAGCCAAGACAAATGGCAAATTGATTATCCATGAGTACCCAACGGCCTGTGCTGGTGTGGGTCAGTTCCGTCACTTGTTGAATGAGTTGAAATTGAAGCGTGATTTTGTGCCGAAGGTGATATTCATTGACTATATCAATATCTGTATTTCGAACAGAGTGAAAGCGGGAAACAATGTCAATTCATACACCCTTATCAAGTCCATTGCAGAAGAAATTAGGGGACTTGCTGTTGAAAGAAACGTACCTATTATTTCTGCAACACAAACAACAAGATCAGGCTTCACTAATTCAGACCCTGGCCTTGAAGATACGTCAGAAAGTTTTGGTTTGCCAGCGACAGTGGATTTTATGGTGGCACTTATCACTAATGAGGAGTTGGCCGCTGCGAATCAGATTATGGTCAAGCAACTCAAAAACCGATACGCCGATGTAAACAATTACACCAAGTTTGTTGTTGGTGTAGATAGACCTAAGATGCGCCTTTACGATGTTGAGCAAACCGCTCAAGATGATGAAGATAAACCTGTCATGGACAGCACCGAATATGGTGAAAGAGCAAAAGAGGAAGACAGCATGAAATGGGCGACAAAGAAGATGGGCCGCAAAAAGTTTGAGGGGTTCAAGGTATGAAAAACTATGAAGTGAAAAAGAAACTTGGTGAATGGATTGTCCTTGAAATCACGACGCAATTGAAACTCGCTTCATTCAAAGATCGTAAAGACGCGACCAAGTTCAAGAGACAGAGGGAGGGTGGAGCTGGCTTCAATGGATTCACACCAGCCTTCTTTATCATCCCTATGGTCATGCCGTGTTAGTCGATGTTATTGGAACCAACAAAAAGAAGATAGCCGCAATTCCACCTGCGACGATCTTCTTTGGTTCTCTGCTTATGTCACGGCGACTTTCTGATTTGATTCATGTAACCATCAAGCTAGACCCACGACTTGTCGCGGAACATGAGGTCCAGGGCCTTTGTGAATGGGAGGACACGAACGATCGACCCAGAGAGTTCACTTTGCATATTGACGCCGGTATGACCATGGCTGATACACTCTCGACAGTAGCCCACGAAATGGTTCACCTGAAGCAAATGGCCAAAGGTGAGTTTATGGAA